GCTCAAACATATTTGTTTCGTTTAGGTCTTGTTTCATAAAGATGCTGGCTTCTACTAAACTTCCATACAACAATAAATTAGGTGTATTAGTGGAAACCCAAGTTGTTCCACTGTCTCCTTTAGTTGTTAAAGATGCCGGCTCATATAAGTAATGTAGCTCAAAAGTTAGGTTTGCGTTTGGTGTCGGCGCCAATATAAACGTGTCGTCGTCAAATTGTCCGTAATATTTGGGCACTCCAGTCGTTGCTGCTGATTTTATATAGCTTCTCATAAAACTTGGGTGTTTAAGTAATAGATACGTATAGTTGTTGCTGCTGTCTAAAACAGCCAAGCTTAAAGGTGCGACAAAATCTGTCGGTGCAGAAAGATAAGCGTTTCCAGAAGCAGCCGTGCCTGTAACGTTTTTGCGAAAAACATTTAATTCAATTGTGTTGAATATACGGTTTTCCGCTTCTTGAATAAATGTATCGAGCGTATTAACAAAAGTAGTTTCAGAATTGTCCATGTAATTCTGAATCGATGTCTTTAATCCACTGTATGTAAAACTCATGTTGTTGGTCCCGCCGTTGTTGTAGAACCGCCACCGCTAACGTTTCCCGTTGTTGCGGTCCCGGTTGAAGTAAATTTATAATTGTTGTCATCTACAACTGTTATTGTATATCCACTTGAAGCCTCAAGTACAGTGGTTGTTATTCCGTCAAAGGCTTCAGTTTTACGAAAACGAACCGTGTCCCCGGTTGTTCTATTGTGCTTAAACTCGGTGGCTTGAACAATTGCATTTTCTCCAGAAGCAAGTGCTCGAAAAGGGTTTAAGGGCAAAAGCGTCTGAGCAGGTCCTACCGAAACAAAACCACCGCCACCTCTTGTAGCACTGTCCGCGGTTCCCGAAGAAACGCTAAAGCTATAGGTGTCTGTGTTTATAACTGTAATTGAATAACCGTCAGGGTCTTCTAAAGCAGACGAAGAGAGCCCAGCAAAAGGAGAAGTTCCTCTAAACCTAACTTTGTCTCCCGTTGTTCTTCCATGGTCGTCCTCAAAAACAGTTACTACAGCACTACTGGCTGTAGATAAAAAGGGGTTGTTTGTCAATAAGGCTTCTGCAACCGGCTCAGTTCTAGCGGGTCTTGGATTTCTTATTGCTTCTGCATCAGGGGAGAAATGCGGAGGGTTTAGTTGAGGTTGTTTAGGTTCCCACTGATCGGGGCCAACCAAAAAACCATCCCAAGTCATTTTCATGTCTCTTAAACGATAACGAAAACCCGATATGTCGCATATTCCATAAGCTCTTTTTCCACTTGCAAACGCCATTATATAACTGTCCTAGATGGAAGAAAACGAGAACTTACAGTGTCTATGTTTTCTAAAGAAGCTCTTTGCCATTCTTCATCATACACCTGTTTTAAAAGTTGTATTCTTTCAGGCGCTCTTTTCATAGCAACATAATACGCAAGACCTGCAACCATAGCGGGGAGAAACTGGAAAGTGATTTCTAGTGTGTTTGTAAACACGCCCGCGTCTTGTATTCTCGTAAGTGCATAATACCTAAAGACATCGGTTGAGTTTTCAGGTGCTGGATACAAATACAGTTTAGGTGTTATAGATCTTTCTACATAAAACTGAGTTGGTCTCGCTTTTATGCTTTTATCTGGCAAATAATGATAATCGCTTCTGCTAATTCTATTTACTTGATAATCAGTTGTGGTGCTTCCAGAAGTGGTTCTAATAACCGCTGACAAAACATTTACTAAGTCAACGTCAAGATCATAACTAGCGGTGCCCTCTGTTAAAGACTCCGTTCTTTCTTCTATAACCCAAAGATTAAGCCCTCTGTTTGACCAATCGGCAAACATAAGGTTTAAAGAACGCCTAGCTGTTTCTAAATCATAGCCCGTTCTAAGTTCCAGACCACAACGTTCAAAAGCTTCTTCGATTAACTCATCAACGTTCAGGTCAAACGCGGTTGTCCCTGAAGTTGCCATGATTACGGCCTACGGTCTTTTTTCTTATAAGAAGTTTCCATTCCCATTACGCCGCCGCCTCCCATGTAGCCCGGGATTTTTCCGCCCTTCTTATAGCCTTTAACTTTTTTGCCGCCTGTGTAGCCGGAGCCTTCTTGGGTCCAGTCTTTGCCTTCTCGTATCATTTCTCTTTTTCTTCCTAGTCCTGGCATAATTTACCTCTAATTATTAGGTGCTTCATAATATTTTATGAACTCGCACCAGACTGTGTATTCATTTCCTGCATCGGAAGTTGATGGAATAACGAAAAGAACGTCTCCACTGTATCCCGTCGCTTCTGTGTTGACCAATCCTCCAATAGAACTAAAGTCAAACATATTGTCATAAGAAAGCGTTAAAAAAGTAACGTTAGTGTCTGCATCCCAATCTAGGGAAGCAGGAGCATCTGTTCCTCCGCCTGCTGTGTACCAGATTTTACTTAGTGCAACGTGGGCGCAAGCTTTCCCGTTGTTTGCTGTCAATGCTGAAACATCGACCAACGTTGTGCTGCTTGCGCTTCCGTCTGATAAAACTGAACAATAAACAACTAGTTTTTTGTCGTAGTCATATTGAATGGTAGGGCCTGTGACTGTATTAGCCATGGTTTACCTCCTTATGCGTCAGCGAATGGAGTAACTAGTGTTCCTGAACCAAGTATGATTCCTTCCACCGCATACTTAGCAGAAGCCATTGCAGTTACTTTTACAATGCTACCAGCAAGTCCGCCCTTAGTGCTTCCGTTCATAGTGATAACATCATTGCTCGCACCAGAGATAAAAGTCTTCCCTGTTGCATCAGTAACTCCGGTGTAAAGACCGCCCACAAATTTATCGGTTCCATCGGTTAGGATGTCCATATCTGTTGCTGCGGTAACGACTATAAATGTAAAAGTAGCGCCTAGGTTATTGGTTTGGTTTGGATCGTCGTCACTGCCTGGAGCAGTTGCAACAATAGAGGGTAAAGTAAATTTACCGTCTGCGTCATTAGTCACTATGACTTTCCCAGCGTGTGCTGCAACAGTCAAAGTTGTGTCAGCAGTTAGACTAACTACGTTAGCGTTTCCTGCCGAAATAAAGCCAGCTAGTGATTTAACTGGACCTGAAAAGGTTGATTTTGCCATAATTTTTTCTCCTGAAAAAATAAGTCCTATTGTCTTGGCTTGTCTGCTAGGTCAGTCGATAGGACAAGGTTATCCCTAGATACAATAACTATATTACTTGGAAAAAATATAAAAAGAAAGAGAAAGTGTGCCGCGTTGAGTAAGAAACCCGCGGCGGGGTTCCATATTTAGCTTTATGCTCCGGGGCTGCCAAAGACTGCTCGGGGGTCAGACCACCCAAACGAATATCTTTCGCGTGCCTTATATCGAACATTACCAGTATCGAAGTCTGCTTCCATTGAAGTCTTGATTGGCGAACGGTTAAACATTTTGAAACCGTTTGGACAATCAGTCTTAATGAACCAGGCATCGGTATCAGTAAGATAATGATTTACGACGTAGCCTTCAGGGACCATGCCCATGTTGCGTACTGCGTTTATATCATTATCAGAAGTTCCTACACGACCAGGTGTTTCCATGAGCCTATCAGCAGTGAACTGTAGTTCTTTAGGGATGATTAGTTTCATTCCTTGAAGTGCTACTTTTAGTCCACGCTCATCTGTAAATGCTGCAATGTCAATCAGTGCTTGCTCTAACGAAGTTTCGTTAAGGTCAGCAGAGGTAGAAAGTTCATTACGCAAATTAGCGCCACCTACAGTTGGGTGGTCAGTTGCGCAAAGCTCTTTACCGTCGCCGCCTAAATAACTTGTGTTAAAGGCTCTGTTTAAGACAGATGCTGCTTTTACTTGCTTAGTGTTTGACATACTTCTTGCAAGCGCACGAGTGTATCTTGCTGACAATTTGTCATAAAGATTATCTTCGATAGCTTCTTCAGTAATTGAAAACGCCAAAGCAATGGTTTCATGGGTATACCTAGAGGTAAAGGCTTCTTGTGCTGAGTCGAATGCTACACCTGCTCCTTCAGATTTAACGGGTGCTGCATCGAAACCGGTAAGCATAACTTCTTCTTCAAAAGCGCGGTCACTTGATTCAACGTCATAAATTTCTTCATGTTCGTTGTCATATCTGCCGTACTCTAGTCCAAAGAGAGCATTCAAGCCAGGTAGCAATTCTTTTACGAGTTGCGCTCTACTTATTGCCATTATCTATACTCCTTAAGTTCCAGCCACAGGACCTCTGTAAGCGTGCTCATTGATTATTACAACCAAATTTGCATTATTCGCTGTGAGATCTCCGTTAGAATCATCTTGAACCACACCAACAATCTTAAGCTGTAAAGCTTGAGTTGTGGCGATTGTGCTTGAGTCGAGCTCTCGAGTGCTTACGCCCGTAGTCGTACTACCACCAATTCCGTCGGTATCAGCATTTCTACCTATACAGGTAACAGCCGATGCGCCGTCTGCTTGTACAACAAACATTTGATTAGGGTCGTCATAGATGAATACATCTATAGCGCCACTTCCGAGTGCAGTTGTGCTTGCAGGGTAGTAATTCGAAAACGTAGGCTCTCCGCTGGAATTAACATAGTAACAATGTGAAAACACACCAACTATGTTAGCTGAACTAGCCGCTGCTCTGTTAATATATCCGCCTGCGAATATGCACAAGTCACCTTGAAAGATGCTTGTACCGTATCCGGAAGGATCAATACTATACTTATTAGCTTGCTGTACAGCCGAACCAACATTAAGTCCTTTATACGGACGAAGCCCGAAGGCTTTATCTACGTTAGCCATTTTTATTTAGTCCTCTAAATAAGATGATATTAAATTACCGATAAAAGTTAAGCCTTATCAGCCGCTCTCTTACCGCCCAATGTTACACGAGATTGCCGATTTGGTTTAGAAACCGACATAGAGGGATGTGATCCGTCTCTGAAGTAATCGTTGTCAACAGCGTCCATTTGTCCCTCAGTTTTGAGATCAAAATGGTGCGATCTTTCTTCGATTGTTTCTTCAGGTATACGGGCCAATATCAGCCCTCCTACCCCAATACATCCTGCGTGTTTACCGTCTTCAATGGTGGGAGCTTCGAAGTCCGGATATTCATCTGCTCTCACAGGTTCATATCCTTCACGGAGTCTTGCTGACATATTCTTCGTGTCAGATTGTCCGCGGACATCGGTTCTTATCCACCTATGTCGATAGCCTTCAGGAGGCGGGGGCGCATCCAATGCGGATGGTGGAGACCATGGTTTACGTCGAGCTTGTTTTTCTCTAGTATCGGTCTCGCGTGAAGCGCGAGTGTTGTTTTCTGTTTTTTTAGTCATGCTTTACTCCTTCACGTGTTTTGCATACTCTTCTAGTGGCACACCTAATTTTTTAGCAATAGCAACCTGTGATGGTGTGAGTCTCACAGTGTTCTTGCCGCGCCCTCTTTTTGGACTGCGTGTAGCAGATGCCACCGTTTGGGCGGGACGGATTTCTTCTTGAACAGCTTCTCCAAATTTATGTGGAAACTCTGCCCTCATTCGTTTATCTATCTCATCATAATACTGATCTTCAGTTGCGTCAAACCCTTCTTCCTCTGTCAACTGCCTGTGTATTACAAAACTGGTCATAGTCATAGCGGTGTCTTCACCAAACCAAGGATTGTTTTCTGCCCACGCTTCCGCTTTTGGATCCGGTGGAGCAACTTGTTGTTGGTTTGTATTAGCTTGTTCTACGGCTTGGTCAAGCGTCATGTTAGGAGACACAGTTTCTTCTTTTCGGGCTTGCCTTTGTGTATTTAAGTTTTTTAACTGTTGTGCTTCAACGGCCAGCCTTGCAAGTTTTTGTTGTGCTTCAACCTGTTTTTCAACATCGTCCATTTCAGTAGCTGATTTTAAATCTGCTTTTGCCGACGCTGTTTCGGTTGTAATTCTGTTTGCATACTCAACCATATAGTTTCCATCAAGTGCAACGTTTTTAGTTTTTAACTTTTCGTTCTCTTGCTTAACACTTTCTGCAAACTGAGTTGCTGCTTGTTCTCTGCGTTCCGCTTCTCTAAGTTTGCCGGTGAGTTTGTTTATTCGAGACTGAACGTTTTTACTGTATTCTTGTAGTTCGTCTTCGTCTTTTTCTTTAACTTCAATTTGTTGCGGGGTTTCTTCGGCTGTTTCTACCTCTTCTACCTCTGATATAACAGCGCCGTCTTGTGGTAATTCGACGTCAACGGCAGGACCGGAAACATCCAGGTCTACCATTTTTTCTTCGTCAGTTTTTGTCAGTTCTTGTGCTGGCATGATTTGCTCCTCATGTTAATAATTATGCAGAATTGCTTCTGGGTCTTCTACTTTAGCGATGATTTCATCGTCGTTAAGAATTTTTACTTCGCCGCCTTCTATATCAAAACGAGAACCGGCATATCGTCCAAACAACACCCAATCTCCGTCTTCGCACCAAGGTCCTGTTGGAAACTTCTGTTCGTCTTGGTAAGCCAAAGGGCCAACCTTTAACACATAACCAAGGACCGTGGACAGTTGTTGTCGTTCCACTGTTTGTTCTGTGAGATAAATACCGCCTTCTGTTCGAGTTTTTCCACGATAGGGAAGAATGAGTATTCTCCACCCTGTTGGAGTAGGCAGTTGGCTTAATAAATCGGAAGAAAGTTTTTCTGGATTGAGTTTCTCCTCATCCGTTTTCTTTTGTCCAATTTTTTCGTAAGCTTTTTCTAAAGGCGCTTTACTAGCCTCTTCTTGCGCCCACTTCTCTTCAAGGGCGGTGGTGGCGTCACTCACAGTTTAATCTCCTGATTTATCTAGTAACGTGTCTATCTCAGATATAACATAAGCCAAAGCTTCTGTTTGTCCTGTTAAATTGCGATAATGCTCCCAGTCTTTTACTTCGCCGTTAAGCATCATCGTTTGTACTCTTTCTTGCTTTTCTCGTACTACTTTCAATAGTTTATAAGCAAAATCTACGCTGTCAATAATTTCTCTCCTTTATCCGCCGTAAACCATTTCTTTTTTTAAAGGTTGGGTTGGAATACCGTCAGGTGTTTTATTTATAATTATTGGTGTTGTTTGAGGCGGCGCTATGGTTTCAATTCCTGTTTTGGTTCCACCAGCAAAAGGCGTCATTCCAGCAAAGGGTCCTAGCATTAATTCATAAGGGTTTGTGTTTCCATAAGGATTATTTGGTGGTGGCGCAGACGGAGACCAAGTTCCAAAACCCATGTCATATTCAAAACCTGGCCTTGGTCCTGTACTACCTGGTCCTCCTGGTGAATATATAGGACCTGATTCGGGATAGTTTGTACTTGTACCGGTGTTTTGCATGGCGGCTGCAATAGCAGAATCGATTGCTCCGCCTTGTCCTAGTGCAGCATCGAGAGCCGCTTGAACAGAG